AAAGAATATAGGAATTCTCCAACGTTAGGGTCTATGCCTGCAACCTCAATTCCACCATTTAATATTAGATAGTCAATAGAGTCCTGTTCTTCAGGTATCATATTTTTACCATCAGGATTAAATACCATTTTGAATATTTTTTTCATAATTAACTAACCCCATTAATTTTTCTTGTGTTTGTGCTCCAGAGATTCTTTTTATTTCTTTGCCATCTTCAAGCAATATAAAAGTTGGAATAGACCTAACCTCATAATCTTCTGCAAGAGACAGCTCTGTATCTATGTCTATAAATAAAAACTTAGTAATGCTATCCTTGTTGATTTCTTCTACAATTGGACGAACTTTTTTACAAGGGTTACACCAATCTGCTGTAAAATAAAGTATATGTCTCATTTGCCAGATTTACTTCTGGCTTTTGAAAGAGCATCAAAATCTTTAACTTTAGTATCACCCATATATCCCCATGCATATCCATCATTAATCATCATATCATTAAGGGATACAGTGTCTCCATTGACATATACCCAGCCTAAAATGCGACCATATTTTTCTGATGAGTCCATTTTTTCAGTTTTAATAATAACAGATTTAGCATCCTTAAGGTGTTTTTTTAGATATTCTTTAGACTCTAATCCTAAAACTTTTTCAGCTTTATCTTTTGTGCGAGATTCAGGAGTATCAATTCCAGCTAATCTTACACGGGATGCAAACATAATATCAAAACCTAAGTCAATAACAACATCTATTGTGTCTCCATCAACTACATTTGTTACATCTTTAACAAAATACTCATACATAATTAATTATTTAACCTTGATCTCTCATCAATAATTTCCACCATAAATTTCATCATGTTTATATATCCAGTGGCATTATTCATAATTTTATTATAGTGATGTGAACAAAAAAGTAATTCCCCTATATTTCCAATTACTTTAATATATGCTTGTGATGGACAAGAGTCACACCTATCTGTTGCATCAAGCAGATAAACTTTATCTTGTATATCCATTGTATTCATATTATACTACCGCTTTCTATTATCAGTGGAATAAAATCCACTACCGCTGAAAACTGCTCCTACATTAGAGTATACACGAACTAGGTTACTATTGCAACTTTCACAAATATATCCAGGATCATGTTCTTTAATAGAACGTTCCTTTATGTATCTTTGTGCACATGGCATGCAATCATATTCGTAAATAGCCATTTTTTACCTTTCGTAAAACCAAGTTACAATTGCATATTTTGTTCCATTAGTTACTGGATGAGCAATATGCCTATATGGGTAATTGGGAGGAAACAGAATTATTGTGCCAGCACTGGGCTTAATCTTTAAATTAAAATTAACAAACTCTATTTCACCACCCTCGTATTCGTCATTTAAATATAGCAGTCCAGATACGGCTCTTTTAGATTCTGGATAAGAGTCATAATGTGACCCAAAATGATCATTTTTTTCATATTTTAATAATTGAAAACCTTCACCACAAAATACATCATAATTAATACGCATTTCAGCTCTATATGATACTAAACATTCATCAAAAACAAGGTTGCACTTGTCTTCTAGTTTTTTAAAATGCTCATTATATTTATTTCTATTTATGCGAACTTCTTGGCTTGTTCTGTATGCATCTACTAAATCAGTATTATTATTACTTATATCACCAAGTATAGTAGATCTTTTGTATGAAATATCTGACATTTTATCATTTAAAACTAACTCTACTGAATCAATAAAGTCATAGGGATCGCTAAATACGCCTTCATATATAGCAATTCCTGGTGCGGGAGTTGTGTTTTTATAAGTCATTACTTAATTTTACGACCAAACTTTGCCCATACTCTTTCATGCAAAAAGTATCCAAGTGCTTCCCAACCAATATAGATAAGGGCTCCAAGACTTGCATATTCCCATTCTCCAGTAAAGATATAAATAACTCCAGCTACCCCTACTAAATGAAATGTTTCCCAGCTTAATGTCTTTAGCAAAGTTCTTTTAGTTGATTCCATGTTATTTTCCTTTGATTGCTTTTAGGGTATTTGAATCTACAATTCCATTAGGATTTATTGATTTAGATTTTTGAAAATCTTTTACTGCTTTTTCTGTTCCTGGACCAAACTGTCCATCTGCCTTTAATCCAAGAGCTTTTTGTATTTCTTTTACTTGTGGACCTTTAGATCCTTTTTTTAGTAAAGCAAATGTTACTTTAGCTTTTGCAGTTGTTTTTGTTGCTACAGTAGGCTTTTCTGAAACACTCTTTGCAGATTTAGGTGCTAGATCTGAAGAACCAACCTTAGATAACAATGGAGTATTTTCTTCTCCAGCATAAACTGGACGTCCCCATCCTACAATGCCATTAATAAGCTTTAGTTTATTGTCTTTAACGTATGCACGAGTTTTCTCTACGCACATTCCGCCATTTCTTTGGTCTCCTTTTGAAGTTCCTGAAGTATTTCCTTCAATAACTTGAATTGTTCCATTTCCGTTGTTCTTGATACAGATACCAACATGTGAAATTCTATTAACACCATCTTCTGGAAAATCAAAATAAATCCAGTCTCCTGGGGTTGGATCATCATTACGTGCATCTGCCCAACGATTATTCTTTTTAAACCAATCCGATGCTGCAACTGTTGATGCAGACTTTGGGTATTTCTTTGGGTCTAGCCCTGATGTAAATGCACACCAAGAAACAAATGATTGACACCATGGTTGAAAATTCATTCCAGTCCATTTACCATACTTTGTTTCGTTATCTTTTGGACCTTCAATGGTTCCAACTTCTTTCTTTGCAATTTCAATGATTGCTTCTAATGATCCTTTTGTTGACATGGTTCCTCCTAATAGCTGTCTAATTAATTATAGCATTATGAGGCCTGTGATGTCAACCTATTATGAGTTCTTATCCTATGACAATTGGCACAGACCACTTCACATTTTGCTATTTCTTTTTTTATTGCTGCCCAAGAAAATCCATCGTGAATCATTCTTGAGATATTGTATTTTTTATCATGTAGGTGATCAAAGTCTAAAATTATATGATTTCTTGCTCCACAATCAACACAACCAGATGCTTCTTTTATTTCTGACAGTCTTTTTTTAAACTGTTGCTTGTTATAATGTACCAACTCTTTGTTAGTCATAGGATTTAATTATACCAACAAATATTAAAATGCCCCACACAGGTAATTCAGGCACGTTGGCCACGGTATATATTAATGGGTAACTAAACCATCTCTAAGGTCCTGTGTGGGGACATCTATATTGTACTACTTGATTTTAATTGTTCTTGGTTTCTTTTCTTCAGGAACAATACGATCTACATTAATATGTAGCATTCCATCTTTAAGGTCAGCACCAGTTACTTCCATGTACTCACCAAGAGCGAATGTGCGAGTAAACTTACGACCAGCAATTCCCTTGTGTACAACTTCTGCATCTGTTACTTCTACAATCTCACCCTTAATGATAAGTGTTCCATTGTCTACTGAAACATTAATGTCTTCTTTTGTAAATCCTGCAATAGCAAGAGATAGTCTATATGTATCTTCATCTAGCTTAAGAAGATCATATGGAGGGTATGACTGAGAGTTTGTTTTGTGTGCTGTATTGAGACGGCTTAGTTCTCTGTTAAAGCCAATAAAAAAAGGATCATTTAAAAGATCCATAGCAAACTGTGTTACCATTTTATTCCCCTTTCAAGCGAATAAGTTAATGTATCCCCGTAGGCAATACAATATAATTATATCATAGGATAGAGTGTGTTTTTAGTTGCCAATCTTCATAAGGCCTCTAGAGGCTTCAAATTTAGAATAAAAATCATCTAATTCAATTCCAGTAGCTTTTTTAAATCCATCAGAAAAATTTCCTTCAGAATTTGTATACTTAAAAATATTTAGTAGGCTCTCAAACCCTACAGAGGCAATAATATATTCAGTCGCAGCCTGTCCAATTCCGTATGGATTTAATGATGGATTTGCCAGGTAATCATGATCTGAAAGTGGTGTTGAATAATTTTTCGTATAACTTAGTTCTACTTGAATACGACGTCCTTGTTGGTATGAATAAAATCCCATTTTTTCAACCATGTAGTACCCAAAATAATTTGCGCTTCCTTCAATTAACCATCTTGGAATTCTTTTGGACGATAAATCAGTCATGGGACCTCCATGAACTGTAAACTGAGGACCAGTAAGAAAATATTGAATAGTATGAAAAAACTCATGTGCTGGTGCTGAGCGATAAAGTACTGTCCAATATGATTGTGATGGATTTTTTGTAATTAATAGTATGAGGTTTTTATCTGCACAAAGAACATCAAGTTTTCCATCACTGCAAGGATAAGGTCCACCTGGAGAGCCCATCCAAAGATTCATACTACTTAAAGTTGACTTAGACCATTCATGGCTTGTTCCTGCAAACACTTTAATGTTTTTATTTTCAATACTTTTAAAGGCACCATTTGAATAATCAAGCATTTTAGCAATCCAAATACGATCAGATTCTGGAAGTTCTTTATCAATAAATATTTCGTATTTGCTGTCTGGAACTACTTTTCCAAAATAGTTATTTGTAGAATCAAGTGCTGAGTTAACCATTAATTCAGTATCAAAATTTGTAGACCAAGCAGAGAATGAAACAATTTCTGCTTTTGAAGATTGGTTTACTTTTTTCCAAACAAGTTTTTTACCTGATTTAACACAGACAAAACTGTTTGACTGAAATACAGTGTTTTGATTTTTTATTTTACATATAGACCCTGAATTAATTACATTTGCCGAATAAGAGTTTTGAATTGAAATAGAAGAAAATATTAAAGAAATAAATATAAAAAATATTTTATTTTTTTTCACGTTACTCCTTTATTTTAAAAACTACTTGGCAAGGATCTCCGCCATCTTCCCATTCTTGCATTTCTTCATCTGTCATATATGAATCACCTTCATGTGTATTACAAAAGGGTTCTGTTATCCATCCTCTTTGAATACCGTTTTCAAGCCAAATTTCAAACTCATTATAATCTGATTCGCTACTTTGAATATCTTTTAATATTTCTTCAAATTCTTCACTCATATATATAGTATATCCTTAAACGCTTACTACGTCAACTGGACCCATACATGATGGATTAAACTTTATTGCAGAATTAACTGCTCCCACAACTCTTTTTCTTTGATCTTTGGCTTTTTCTGTAG